TACAGGTTTTACATGTAACTTCCTATTTTCATATCCAGAACCAGGTTTAACTACTTTAATTTCAGATATTACATTTTTCTCTTCAAATAGTCTAAACTTATGCATTCCACCAGTACCAATGGTGGTAAATCCGACCGTATTGATGCCTGCATTATAATCAGACTCGGTTTCATACAGATAGATTGTTTTATTATTAACTACCTGTGGATAATATACAGAACCATTGATAAGATTTCTTCCACTATCAGCATTAGATCCATTAAATGGACCAATACCAAGAGGAGTATTGCCACTGGTATTATAAACGATCGCCTGACCACTAGATAGGTTATGCTCTAAGGTAAAAGTAAGTGTATCATCAGAGATATCAATACCACCAGTAGCAGCGACACCAACCTGAGAGGCGTTAAATGCTAACTCACGGAACTGTTTAGATACAACTGCTTCTAACTCTGCTCCTGTTCCATTACCACCTTTTGCGGTTACTGAAAGAACTCTGTTGATATTAAAGTTTTGTGGGTCAACTTTAACTTCTGAGAAAGATCCCCTTACTACTGCTTGTACCAATGCAGTAGTTCCAATACCAACAGTTGGTGGATTAACTTTGACTGTAGGTGGATTAATTACATCATATCCAGTACCACCATTAAATATTTTTACATCGGCAAGTGGTCCAAAGAAAATATAATCATTTGATTTATAACTTAAGATCTCAACACCATTGATTAAAGATCCAATTTGTCCTGCTTTTGTTTCTTTACCTTTTCCTGATTGGATATTTGGTTGTAATGGGAACTTAGAAAGTGCCTTCTTAAAGGAAAGAGACTTTTGATAATGCTGCTTTAATGTAAATGAATGAGTTGATGCTGTAGAATATTGTGCAAACTCAACATACTTAGTAGTATTGATGAAAGATCTTGCATTAAATAATCTTATAGTATTTTTTGATGTTCCGACTAACTGAACATAATAAGTTCTACCAGATTCTAAACCACTAATAGCAGTTCCAGTAGTATGATATATTATCTCATCACCAGTAATAAATGGTACATCATTAGCAAATGATAATGTGGTATATTTACCAGTTACTGAACTTTTTCCAGCAAAAATAGAATTTAAATTAGATGATGAAGTAATCTCAATATCTGCTGTGGATATATTTTTTGTCAGTTGATATGATGGCAAAGAATTGGATGCCATATACAAGAACTCATCATTCTCATTATAAGTGTTTTGTACATTAGAAAGAATTTTGTCACCACTCAAAGCAAGTGGTGATGAAGTTGCATACTCATATCTTCTTCTTACACTTAATCTGGCATTCGCTGCAACTGTTGTTGGGATGTTAGTATCAAGAGTAACTAACTTACCTACAATATCATCAACCTCAACATTAGTGAGAACAAGTTGCTCCCCACCTCTATCCAGAACATCTACACGATCACCAACACGTAAACTAGACTTATCGGGTTCTTCGAATAAAGTTAATTCATTATTAGTGTATTCTTCGATTTCATATCTCGTTCTTACATTATAAATCCAACTGTTAAATGCAAATTGCTTTTTGTTTAGATTATCGTTCTTGATTTCTTCGCCAAGATTTTTGACGGGAATATTATCTCCCTTTAAAAGAAGGGTATAATCTTCAGTTTTTTCTAAATCCGATAAAATGCCAGTAACTCTTAGATCAACTCTCTTGCTAGGATCACCGTCTTCAAATCCAAATACAGTAGCTTCTGCATAAACTCTATCCGATGTACTAATACCAACACTTACACCAATACCAGTTCCACCGGTTACACCAAAAAATTGGTTGACATTTTTATCAGAATATGTAACAGTGTCATTGCCTATAAACAATTTACCGGAAGTATCAAATCCAACTGTAGAATCAACGGTAATAATTGATGAACCGATAGAAACTTCATCGGTTACATTTGTACTAGGTGTAATTTTAAATTCACCTTCAATCAAACTTTGCTCATTATATCCACTGAATAACTGGATCTTATAGAAAGTTTTTAAATTTCTTGTGATGATCTCAACTTCTGAAATTGGACCAGCAGCAGTTTCATCAGAGCTCTTAAGCATCTGACCTGGTAATTTATTAGGATCACCGTCAAGTACTTCAGTAATTAGAGTTTGTCTTCTTCTATATTCTGCTGTTGATGGTTTTAAAAGAAATTCTTCTAGGTTTAGGATTTTTGGAGTATTTCCATATAGAACATTAAAAAGTATTCTAAAGGATTCATCAGTACCTTTACTCTGGTAGAAGTTCCTAGCTTGCTTAATAAAAGAATTAACATCAAGATCCTTTACAAAATCAATATCCTCAAATCCTGGAGCAAGTAAGACTTTGATTTTGCGATAAAATTCTTGTAAGAACTGAACACTAAGGTTGGTAACTCTAGAAACATCATCATGATTTGCTGCTGATGATGTTGAGAATATTAATTCTTCTGGGTTATTATTACTTCTGTAAGTAGTAATTCCACTAAATCCACGTATACATCCAGTAAAACTGTTAGTTGTTATACCAGTGTAAGTGAAAATCTCATCATTAATTTTAAAGAGACCATACTCTTTAGGAAATCCCTTAGTAGACTCAACACTAACTGTTGTGTCTGTTGGTGATAAAGCACTTGTTGTGGAAGTAAATCCACTTATTACTTCAGGAGTTAAGTTGTTGAGATTGAGATATTGATCTAAATTTTCGGCAATGTCAACCGGAGCACCCTGAAATTCCTGGGAGACGTAGTATTGCTTTAAAAAGTCGACTGCTTTCGGACTTTCCGATAATATAAATTCGGGTAACTGATTGTCGACAATCTGTTGGATCTTTACCCTAGATTCAAATCCAGTTGTGATCATATCTCCTCTCGTTTATCTTGTTAATTTTCCGTTTGAATAGCTTGACCTTACAGGGAAATTAACTCCAGAGATTTGCTCTCCAGAAGCTATAGTGTCTTTAACCATATTTATAGTGCTTTTGCTGGTGTCAAAAACTAGATACAGATCCTTAAGACCAATAACATCATTGGAATCTGGATATGCCTGAATCTCAATTACCCCGTTGTCAAGATCAGTTGAAATGATATTGATCGTATTAACAATTACTTCACCTTTTTTATAATCGACTATACCAATAGACTTCTTAACGACCTCAAAAGTATCCGGATCTAACGTTGGTTTAACGATTGATAAAATACCAATATCACTATCAGCAGATGGTACATCTACAAAAAATACCGTACTGCCTGGATCATCTGCAACTCTAAATCCAGTGCTCTTAATATTATATCCATCAATTCTCTTATAGAACTTATTACCGAAACATAATTCATATTGGGCGAATGTATTAAGAATACAATTCATGTTTCTTCTCATTCTTACCCTAGTAATGTTTGATGTGATAGAGTTATCAACACCATCAATTATCTGAAGAACTTTACTGTACTTAAATCTTCCACCAAATTTGTTTAGATCAACAGTTTTGGAATATGTCTCTAAAGCACTAGAAACTCTTGTTTTGAGATCACTAACAGAATTTGTTCTAGATGAATCATAGAATACATCACTATCAACCTCAACATATAGTAGTTTAAGATCGATTATCTCTTGAGTAATTCCAGATACAGTGTACTGCTTAAGATCATTTAGAATTTGATTTTTGTGGAAATCAGAGATACTAACACCATTTTTTGGTTTGATGCTAATTAAAACCTTTCCAAATTGTGGAGGATCTAGTTCTTCACCACCAACAACAGATACTGATTCTGTTGGGGCATATACCTGCTGCACCAATGCCTCATAATCCCTTGTTGTAACGGCACGGTACTGCGAAGAATACACTCTAGGTGCATAGTACTTAACAGACTCAATAGGTTCGATGTCGCCGCCTCCAGCGGCACCTGAGGTGGTTGTAACAGTAACTCCTGATTGGGGAGTAATTAGAACGCCACTACTATCAACTATTGTTCCTGCATAGGCAAAGACTGAAGGACCGTTGCCTGTTTCACCATCTGTAGTAATATAACTTACTTTAATAATATCACCGTTACTTAACTTCTTTCCAATAATTCCATCACCAAAAAGAAGTTCATATCTTTCATCAGGAATTTCTTGGAGGAGATATATTTCAGAATCCTTGTTAACACTGATAATATTATCAACCATCTTGTATTCACGAGAACCTATCATCACTTTGATAGTACTCGTATCAATATTTGGATTATTTAAAATAAATCTTTGGTTAAGTGAAGTATCTACTGTAAACTCTTTAGTGAGGTATATGCCCTGCGATACTTCCAGATCAACAAATGATGCCACATTGTTATTAATATTTACTGTGACATCCTCTGGAATTGAGAATGTATAGTCCGTGTTATCAACTGGTCCAACACAAACAAGACCTGCCTTTAGGATTGCTTGTCCTGCTGCTTGTGTTGTTGATACATTAAATGAAATAGCTGCTTTTGCGGCAGTTTTTGATCTAGGAACATATCCAACGTTCCTAGCAAGAGAAACAACGTTTTCTCTAAGAGTTGCAGAGTCTATGAAAGACTCATTCACAACCATGTTAGAGTTAAACGCTGTAATATACGTGTTATATGCTAGCGTATCGATTAGAACAGAAAAGTTTGACCCATCAAAGTCAAAATCCGTGAAATCGCTGTTTGCACGGAGATAATCCTTGATGGATGTCTTTATCTGATCAAAATCTAGGTTTGTAAACTTTGTAAAAGGCATTTTATCTTGTTGCCTCTAGGAGATATGTAAACTGTTGTGCTGGTAACTCTAATCCAACAACCTTAAAACGAACATTTATCTCAAATTCATTGGTATCTGCTTTTGGTAAAACAGTAACACCAACATTTTCGACTCTTGGTTCGTTATTTTCGATTGCAATAAGGATTTGCTGCTCAATAATAGAGGCAGTACCAAAATCAACAAAATCAAATAGTTGTGATCTGATATTTGTCCCTAGAACAGGTCTAAAAAACCTCTCACTAGGGATAGTCTGAACAATATTACGAATAGATCGCTTGATCGCATCAGCATTTTTGAGCACAAGGATATCCTTCGTTACAGGATGCATACTAAAAGATAAACTAATATCCTTAAAAGCTCTGGATACCCTCTGGACTGCCATTTATGAATGATTTTGTTTGTTTTTATTTATACCCTCATTCCGAAATCTTACCATAATAGGGTTCTGTACCATATTCCCAATCATCATAGTCATCATCATTACGAATTTTCTCATGAAGTTCGTTTTGTTGGACAAAATCATGCTTTTTGGGAGTGATATCATCATTAGAAATCTCACGAAGCATCTTTTGGTGCTGTTGATTGCCCAAATTGTCTAAAAAATCATGCATTTTTTCATCTTTGTAGTAGTCCGTGACTAATTTAGTCGTTCCCCACATGCTACGCATGTAGTCTTTGTCTCTATCGACAGGTGAATTACCCATTTTAGCTCCTGATTTACTAGAAATCAGAACTTTTAGAGGGGTTGCTATCCCTTATCTCTATTTATTTTCTTCCAGGTGCTTAATTTCGTACATGTAATGATCAGATGTCTCTATTTTTCTCTTATTTTCCACAGAATAAACGGTTAGATCAATCTCATAACCAGGATTTTTCTCAATTCTATTAAAAACCCATGCATTATCGTACCAAATGATGCGATTATTTGGATATGCATAGTAATTTCCAGTCTCAACCTTAAACAAATGAGCACATTTATGCTCCGGAGTCTCTGAAAAGTTTAAATCTGGCATTCCTTTGTTCTCCCAAGACCAATCCAGGGTGAACATATAGGTTCCTAGTACCTTTTTTCCGTCTGGACGAATCAATTGGGCATCTAAATTTGCC